CCGTTGGTGGGGTTTACCACCACGAGGCCGGTGCCCCACTGGAACTTCCGGAACGGCGCGGCAATGCGCGCGATCTGGTCCAGACGGTCGATGACCGCCTGGTGTCGGTCGGCGGCGTCCTGCTTGGCCTTGTCGTCGTACATGTCGTTCTCCTCGAGAGGTGTCGCGTCGGTCGCCGCGGGTGCGCCCCCGAACTCGGGTTCGTCATCCCACGGATTCCAGTCGATGATGTGGTGGTACTCGCCCTCTTGCTGATACCCGTCGGGCAGACGGGTGAAGCCAGCGGCGCGCACGTCTTCCTGCCAGGCGGCGTAGCCACCGCAGTTCGCGTACACCCACGCCCAGTTGCCCGCGTCGATCGCCGCGGTCTGCTGGTTCATGAAGACCATCCCGTGCGACGAGGTGCGCGGGGTGGCCGCGTACTTCCCGAGCTTCGCCTGCAGGATGATCTGGATGTTCACGGGGCGGTCGGTCGACCAGCCCGACGAGATCGCGAGCTCGCGTCCACCGGATCGCTCCTTGGCGCGGCGCTGTAGGTCACGCCACCGGCGAAGCGTCGCGCGCGGGAGTCGGTGCTGCCAGTACCCGTACTCGTCGTACCCATCGGCGATGACGATGAGTCGACTCGTCGGGCAGGAGCCATTGGCGTAATTGGGTATTCGTCGCTGCGCCATATCAGGTCACCCCTCTCACAGATCCGCGGACCACTGGAATCGAACGGCTTGCTGATCGGCGACGTACTGGTTCGTGTCCTCGCGTCGGAAGCGGATGCGGAACGTGTTTGCGGACGGGAAGTCCCACAAGACCGCCGTGAACAGTCGTCCGAGCGCGTCGCTCTCACCGTTCACGGGCCCGATCGTGACCTGCACGAATCGAGGGCGCGACGGCAGACCGTGGTTGACGGTGAAGAACCCGTCACTGCTGCCCTGGTTGATCAGCCCGGACTCTTCACGTCCGGCGCCCATAAGCGCCCACACGCCGCCGAGGCGACGGTAGAAGCGACTCGTGTCCAGGCGATATGCGGAGGAGCCGTCGTGCGGCGCCCAGGCATCCTGCTCTGCCTGGTTTCGGAGGAGGACCGTGCCGCCTTCCATCGCCGTGTAGGGAACCGTCTCGGTGTAGGTGACACCGGTCGCTGCGTTCGTGGTCGTCGCGCCGGCGTCTACCTTCCAGACGCCGAGCTCGCGCGCGCCCGCGGGGAGCAGGTTGCGCGCCGCGGTCTCCGACGTGGTCGACTCGACCTTGTCGATGAGCGGGCCCGCCGTGGTATCCGAAAACGGGGCCTCCGTCTCGCGCTGCTTCGCGTAGACGATCGACCAGCGCGAGCCCGACGACGGTGCCGAAGAGAGCTGCACGGGCTGGACGCCGTCATTTGGCAGGTAGACGGCGCCGTTGCGGTCGAGGACGACGACGCACGTCTGCACGTTGACGACCATCGACGCGGTGCCGGTAATGAGCGGGCCCGTGTTGATGGGGAGGATGCCCGTGCGCAGGACGCCGGCGGCGGACTTCGCGAGCTGCCCGGAGAGCGAGCGACGGATGTCCTGGAACGTGGCCGCGCCGCTGCCAGCGGGGAAACCGGGACGAGCGGTCATGGGGTGATCTCCAATCGGGAGAGGACGGTCTTCATGTCGGACTGCAGGGACGCGACCTGCGTGGCGAGGTGCCGCAGGGCTGCCTGTTGGGCAATGCCGAACTGCGACGTCTCGATGCCCTGCACCGCGCCGTCGGGGCCGTAGATGACGCAGAAGCCGAGGCCCAGCTCGTCGAGCTGCTCGGCGATGAAGCCGACCTCGGTGTGGACCTGGTAATCGGGGTTCCAGTCCCAGAACGGGGAGGGGAGCGCGGCGCGGCGCTTCCGCTCTTCCCACTCAGCGAGGTACTCGAACAGCATCGGCTCCACGGCGAGCACCGCCGCCGGGTCGATCTCCGCAGGCCGGATCTTCGTCTTCGCCGCCTCGGTCGACGGCGCGTATCCGAGGCGCCCGGTGGCATCCTCGATCCACACCGTTCGTCGGGTGCCGGTGATGTTGTACGCGACCGCGCCGGGGGCATAGACATCGCCCGTGCGGACGGTGCCGCTCGAGCCGTTGTCAACGTTCTTCGACCAGACGCCGGTGACCTGGTCCTGCGTGTGCGTGTGCACCGTGGGCGCCTTGCCGTTGAGCGCGGTGTCCACCTCGGCGCGGGTGTAGGTGAGCTGCGCGACGAGATTGCTGACCGTCGTGCTGATGCCGGCCACGAGGGCCTGCATCTTCTCGTACAGGCGCACGAACTGAGACCCGTCGATGCGCAGGGCGTCGTCTGTGTCGCGACGCACCTGTTCTCGCTCGTCATTCTGGGATCCGAACAGATCCGAAGGAGGGACTCGAGAGCTCATGCTGATACCACCGCCTCGTCCGTCGTGACCTTCACCCAGCGAGAGCGCAGCTCACCGGACAGCGCCGCGATGCGACGCCGGTGAGTCCCATCGGGGAGGTAGGGGTTTCGGCGCACGACGACGTCGCAGTAGTCGCCGAGGGTGAACGATCCGACCATCGGGACGCGGTCGATGTTCGTCTCGAACGACCACCATTCGGCGAGGCCAGAGCCCAGGGCGAGATCGTCCTGGGCGTACGCGTCGAGCGTGGCCTGCTCCTTCACCGTGGAGTGAGCCGACGACAGAGACTCCATCCGTGGGAAGCCCGCCTTGAGGAGCGCGTCCGACGCCGCCCGGGAGACGAGAGCGATCGCTGCCTGTCGGCCACCGGTCGCCCACGCTTCCGACGCCATGTCACGCGCGCTCCGTCGAACGTGCAGCTTGCGCACCGTGCGCTGCGGGGTCGTGAAGTCGAAGCGGTGCGGGGCACCGATGCGGGCGATCTTGAGCTGCGCGTCGTCGCCGACGATCGGGCGCCACTGCACCCCGGTCCCGCCCGGAGCGAACTCACCACGGAACTCGATCTCGGGCCCGTCGACGAGCTCGGTGAGGTCGGTGAACGCCTCGCCCTGTGTCTTGAACGACGCAGCGTCGTAGCTCTTGTCGTGCGCGCCGACACCGTCGGGGCCGAACACGAACGGGAGAGCGCCGCCAGCGCGGGCCATGCCCTGCTGGAGGATCTGCCGCACGATCGCTGGCCACGTCGCGCCGGTGAACAGCGTCGCCACCGCGGGGTTGGGCTTGCCCGCATCGTCGCCCGACTGCAACAGGAGAGCGATCGTCTCGGCTGCAACGGGCATGATGAAACGGCGCGTCAGGAACGACCAGATACCCTCGGCGTCGATGCGGAGTCGGCGGGTGTCGTCGTCGTAGTCGTGCTCCCAGATGGGACCCGCCTCGAAGATGAAATCGCCCTCCGCGATGCCGAGGTAGGAGCGCCCCGGCATCGCTGCCTGGTACAGATCCAGGCGACGGTGGGCTTTCGCGGAGAGGGTGACGTCGCAGGACAGGGTTCCCGCGCGGTTGCGGCGGATCTCCCACTCACCGTCGCGCGCCGGGATGGGCAGGATGTTGCGACCCGAGGCCAGGTCGCCGACGAAGAGCCTCACGAGTCCGCATCCCTCCACCGCGCCTTGAGCGTGGGCGTGTCCGTGACGGCGCCGAGCGCCTCGAACTGGATGGTCGCTGTCTCGCCGGGGCCGAGCGTCCACCATTCGGCGACCGTCAGACGCCCCGAGATGGGGGTCTGTTCGTTCAGCCACACCTGGCCGTCCGCGAAGGAGAAGCGCACGATGTCAGTGGTGAGGATGGGCCACTCAAGGCGGAGGCGTTCGCCGGTCTCGATGCGGGTGAGCTGCACGCCAAGCGACGCCGCGCCCCCGGAGACGGTCACCTCGGGGAGCGTGTTCGTCGTGCCGGCGTTGCGGAGGGCCACGCGACCGGGGGAGCCGCCGCCGATCTGAACCAGCGGCGACGTGAGCGGCGACTCCACCCCGAGACCTGCGATCGGGAGGCCGGTGGACTGCTCCTGCCAGGGTCCGTACTTGCGGGGGTCGGGCGCCCAGAACGGGATCGACCAGTTCGCGTAGCCCGCCTCGTCGATCAGGTCGAAGTCGACGATCCCCGCGACGCGAACGCGGAGCGTGCGTACGACGGACGTCGTCAGCGTGATCTCGAACCAGCCGCGCGAGACGAGCGAGTTCAGCTCACGTCGGAACGCGTCCCAGTCGCCCCCCGGCACCCGGTACTCACCGAAGATCGTGAAGGCGAGACCCGGGCTCTCCGGGTCGTCGTCGTCGAACTCTCCGATGTCTGCGGGCCGCTGCTCTCGGCGAGGACTGACCTCGACCGAGCGCAGCAGCTCGTGTGCATCGGAGAGGTACGGCTGCGAGTAGGACAGCTCGTTCGTCACGGTGCGGGTGGGGAGGGCGATCGAGATCACTTGAGCTTCCTCTCGATGACTTCGATGACGCGGGCCTGCACGCGCGAAGCGAGCTGCTCCACGTTCATGCCCGGCGAGCCGTTGACCGTGATGGGCACAGAGATCAGCGGCGTCGCCGTGCCGCCGGCGCGACTCGACTGGACCGCGTCGCGCGAGATGTACTGGCCTCCGAACAGGGACGCCGTCTCCGACATGATCTGCTCGGACCGCGCCCGCTTCGCCTCCGCGTGCGGGACGTATGTCTCGCCCATCGTTTCCGGCTCGCCCCACACGCGCATCGACCCCGCGCGCGCGATCTGCGCGACGTGGTGCTCGACCGCGCCGTCGGCGTAGTAGCTGACGACACCGCCGTCCTTCTGCACCAGGCCACCGGACCCGCCGAGGCCCTGAGCCACCGGCACGCCGGCGATCTTCAGGAGCACCTCGCGGCCCGTGTTGCGGCTGATGTAAGAGTCGACGGCGATCTGTGCCTTCGACGTGTCGGCGTTGATCGCGGTGTTGATGTTGCCCGGGATGAGACCGAGCTTGTCGGCGTACTCCTGAGCTGCCTGCCCGGTGATGCCGAACTGGCCGAGCGCGTTGATCAGCTCGTCACGACCGCGCTGCACCGCCGCCGTAGCCTGCTCCTGCGAGCCGGTCTGCGTCAGCGTCGCCGACGCCGTCTTGAGCGCCGCCTGGGCGATCGCGTCGAGCGCCTTCTCATTCGCGCGGCCCTTGTCGGTGCCGATGTCGAGGGTGGCGCCGTTCTCCTGGACCGATGCCGACAGCTCGTCGATCGCGGCCTCGAAGTTACGCGCCGCCTCGCGGGCGTCGAGCTCCGCCGACCCGAAGTTCAGGATCGTGTCGACTAGCGAGTCGATGTCGAACTCGGCGTCGGTCGCGGCCCCGGCGAGGGCCGAGAGGGCGTTCTCGTGCTCCTTGGCAGCCTGGGCCGCCGAGGCGTCCGCAGCGGCCTTCTGGTCGGCGACGCGAATGGCCTCGTCGATCGCACCTGTCTCGCGCTCGACCGCGTTGCGCACCTCGCCCGCCGAGCCCGCGTGAGCCAGGCTCAGCTTGCTCGCGGCGTCCAGCTCGGTCTGCAACTGACGGAGCGAGTCGGCGTTGCCGGTCGCAGCGTCGGTCACCAGGTCGAGGCTGATGCCGAGCTTCTCCGCAGCGTCGTAGGCCGAGTCGTGCTCCATCCACAGGAAGCTCTTCCGTGCGGAGAGCGCCTCGGATGCCAGCTCGCGCGTCGCGTGGGTGACGCGGTTCGTACCCGCGGCGAGAGAGTCCGCGTAGGACTCCACCTTGGCCTTCGCCTCGGCGTGCGCCTGGGCGAGAAGACCGACGACCGCGATCACGCCCGTCAGGGCGATGCCGGCGAGACCGCCGACGACCGCGGTGCGACCCATCGACGCGTTGGTCAGGTCGAGCTGCGCTTTCAGCTCGATCGCCTTCGCGCGGGCGATCACGGCGCCACCGGCGAAGAGCGCGATGGCTGCCGTCGCGATGCCGAACACGAGTGCCGTCTGCGAGACGCCGTCGGGGAGCTCGGTGAACCAGTCGACGAGGGCGGTGACGGACTGCACCATCTCGCGGAGGGTGTCGTTCGCCGCCGACCCCGACTTGATCAGGGCCGTGTCGAACGCGCCTCCGAGCTTCTCGATGTCGCCGGCCAGGTTGTCCTGACGCATGGCGGCCTGCTCGGCGGCGTAGCCGCTGTCGTCGACCTCGCTGGTCCACTTCGAGACCGCGTCCGCGCCACCTTCGTAGAGCAGGGTGGCGGCGGAGAGAGCCTCGTTGCCGAAGATGCGACCGAGTGCGGCGAGGCGCTCCTGGTCGGTGAGACCGTCCAGCTTCTCCTTGAGCTGCTGCGCGACGCCGGCGGCGCCGAGCATCTTCCCGTTGGCGTCGTAGACCTGGATGTTGTACTTCGCCAGCTCCTTTGAGGCCGCCATGGACGGGGCCTGCAACGCCGCGAGCACGCCGCGGAGGGCGGTGCCCGCCTTCTCGCCTGCGATGCCCTGCGTCGAGAAGTACGCGATGGTGCCTGCGGTCTCCTCGAGCGACCAGCCCATCGACGCGGCGAGGGGGCCGACGTAGGTGAGCGCGAGCGCCAGGTCGTCCACGGAGCCCTGGGCCTTGCCAGCGCCGGCGGCGAGCACGTCTGCCGCGCGGGATGCGTCGGACGCGGGCAGGCGGAACTGCGTGAGGACCGTCGCCATGATCTCGGCGGAGCGCGCGACCTCGAGCTGACCGGCGGCGGCGAGAGCCAGGGACCCCGCGAGGGATCCGCCTGTGATGTCGGCGACGGACTGACCGGCCTTCGCCAGCTCCTCCTGAGCCGCGGCGGCCTCGGTGGCGCTGTACGCCGTGTCGGCACCGGCCTCGAGCGCCGCATCGGCCAGCTCTCGCTGTTCCGAAGCGGTCGCCATCGTGGCCGCCGACGTGTTCGCCATCTGAGCGTCGAACTCGGTGAATTTCGCCACCGACAGGCCGACCATCGCGGCGATGGCGAGACCGGCGGTGACGGCGATCGCCGCGAGCTTCTTCGCGGCCTCGGCCTGCTCCTCGGTGGTCTTGGCCTGCTTTTTCTGCTTGGGCGCGGCGTTGTCGGACTCGTCGCCCGTGCCCTTCGTCGCCTTCGCCTGCTCGTCGAGCGGCTGCTTTGCCTTCTTGGCGCTGTCGGCGACGTCGTCGGTCGACTTGCCGAGCCCGTCAGCGGAGGTCTTCGCCTTCGACGAGGCCTGGTCGACCCCCTCGATCGCGCTCTTCGAGTCCCGCATGTCCGAGACGAAGAGAGCCTTCCCCACCGCCTGGATCTTGAAGAGCAGCGCTCCTGCGTCGAATCCCACGCTCGATCTCCAATCTGAGCCACGAGCCAGGTGCGCGGCTGACGCGCATCACGGCGGCTCGGACGAAGTGCCAGGTGTGGGTGGTCAGGGCGCGATCGAGGTCGGCGATCAGCCCGGCTGCGGCGAGGTCCAGCTCGACCTCGCCGAACAGCTCGGGCCAGACGATCGCCCAGAGTTCGTGAGCGGTCAGTGTCTCGGCGCGGGCTTGCGCTTCTTCCGCTTGCCGCTTGCGGGCTTCTTGCCAGCCGGGCGGGAAGGCGTACCCGTCGGGGTAAGTCCCGTCTGGGTCAGGATCCCCAATACCCCATTGGGCGATGTCCGCTGCTGCAAGAGGCGCAAGCGCCCGGCCATCGCCCCCGTCGCTTTTAGGGTGCCGCTGAGACCCTCACCGCCCTCGACGTACAGACGTACGCCTTCGTCGCCGAGGATGCTCTGCCAGAAGTAGGCGGGCATGAGCACGCTCTCGGCCTCGCTCTGGCGAAGTTCACGGCCCAGACGGTTGTAGTTGATGCGCTGGTCCTCGGGGAGGGGCGTCCAGCGCCCGGTCTCCTCGTCCTGGACGGCGCCATCGACGGCCATCATCAGAGCCTCGGCGAGCTCTTCAGCCGTGCCGAGGCCGCCGGCGGAGCCGAGGAAGGTGTCGCTGATCTGCATGCCAGCGTGACCGGGGAGAGGGCGGATGACGTAGGGGTCATCCACCCCCTCGACGGTGATGTGAAGGTTTCGTCCAACTCGTGCGGTGGAGATCATGGGAAGCCCTGCCCTTCCTGCGATCAGGCCGCGGGGTAGCTGTACGCCGTGGAGGCGCCCGCTGCGTTGGTGACGATGATCGGCGACGCACCCGAGACGCCGGTCGGGATGAGGATCGACAGGGTGTTGTCGTCGATGACCGTGAACTTCGTGACCGCGACGGCCTTGATGGTCACGCCGGTCGTGCCGGTGAACTTGTGGCCCTTGACGTAGATCACGTCGCCGACGGTCTTGCCGATGGGCAGCGCCGTCTCGATCAGCGGGGTGCCGGTCGCGATGGGCGAGGTGATCTGCGGGACGGGGCCGACGCTGGTGAGCGTGAACGACCAGCCCGCGCCTTCGGCGTAGCCCGCGTTCGCGTCGTCCCACTCGACGCGGAAGGTGCCCTGGAAGGCGGGCACGTCGTCGTCGAGCGCGTCGAACCACTGGATGTCGACGAGGTTGTCGGCGCCGGTGCGGCGTCCGATCTTGAGCAGTTCGCGGATGGCGGCCTGCGCGGCGACGAACATGCCCGCGTTGTTGCGGACGGCCTCGACGCCGAAGGTGACGGCGTAGTTGTCCGCCATCTTCTGCGACGCCTGCGCGGCCTTCTGGCCGTAGCGCTCCGATCCGATGGCGACCGCGGAGGGCGTCATCTTGAGGTTGTTCGCGTCGCCCGTGATGTTCGTCCAGGCGTTCTGGAAGCGCATGCGCAGGATGCGCTGGTGCGCCATGCCCCGCGATCCCGCACTGGGGACCGTGGTGTCGTAGATAGTGCGATCGGCCATGAGCCGGTCCTCCTTCGAGGGTTATGGGGTGGTCCCCGGGTTGGGGCTGGGGGTGTGGCCGCGGAACTCGAAGCTCTGCGTGACCATCACCTGGTTCTGGGAGTCGGGCTCGAAGTACAGCCGCGAGTATTCGGTCGAGAACGAGATGCCGAGGATGGAGGGCGTGTACTCGCGGTGGTCTAACAGAGCGGCGACGCGGTCTGCTCGGGCGCGGATGCCGGCCATGTTCGCCTTCTCGGCGACGAGGCGTGTGGCGAGCTGCGCGCGGTAGAGGACGGTGGTCCGGGACTCGCGCACGGGGCGGAGAGGCGTGATGAGCGTGAGCTGGCGGACGGTCGTCGGCATGGGCTGGTCGATGAACAAGCCGTGCTCGTCGGCGGTGTACGCCGTGCCGTCCTTCCGCCAGACGCCGAGGCCGCCGGCGACGAGGACGTCGGCGATCGCGCGGGCGAGGAGCGTCTCGGGTGCGACGTCAGCCACCGCGCACCCGCTTCCGGATGATGTCGCCCAGCTCCTTCTTGTTCTCGACGACCGCGCTCTCGAGGTACTTGCCCTGGGCGTTCGGGTTCGAGTCCTTCGAGAAGTTGTACTCGGGGTGCTCGTGGAGACGGGCGGCGTACGGAGTGTCGAAGACGATCGCCGCGCCCTCCTCGGGGTCGGTGGCGCGCTCCACGGTGCCGGTACCGGCGAGGGTGCCCTCGTCCCATGGGACACGGTCGATCGCGTGGACGAGACCCCGCTCGGCGGCGGCGTTGAGCCCGTCGAGCAGGCCGTCGAGGATCTCGTGCTCGAGGCGGTCCAGGTTGTTCGTCATGGTGACTTCGGCTCGAACGCCCACGGCGACCTCCTCACTCCAGGTAGAGCTCGACGTGGCTCGGGGTGCCGCGGTAGTCGAAGAACGCGCTGTCGATGACCTGAGACGTCCGCTCGCGGCGGGTGCCCTTCCAGACGGTGACCTCGGTGCGGGGCTCGGCGTCGTCCTCGCGGAGCAGGACCACGAACGTCGTCGAGGTGACCTGCTGGCCGAGGGTCTCGGAGTCGGCGCGACGGTCGACGACGAGGCGTGACTTCTGCTCGACGTAGGCGGGACGGTCCGCGCGCACCTCGCCGCGGATCACGCCCTCCGCGCCCTCGCCGTCGAGACCTCGGAGGTCGACGCGGTGGGGGAGGTGCTTCTTCCGAAGGCGTGCCACGGTGACCTCCTACGAGTGCGCGACGGCGGCGCCGACGAGGCCAGCGTTCGAGAGGATCGTCATCGCGCGCTGGCCGATGCGGCGGGCGAGCTTCTCCCGGCCTGAGAGGCCGTCGGAGCTGGACGAGGTGGTGCCGAGCGACACGGACCCGATCTTCACGGCGCCGGCGTTTGCCTCGACGTCGAACGGGTCGTCGGTCGCTTCCCAGTGTTCGACGATGGCGCAGGTCGCGTCAGCGAACGCGTCAGCCGTCTCGGCGTCGGTGGGGAGTCCGCTGCTGTCGGCGGCGTAGACCGCGCCGCGGGTGAGCGCGGCCACCTCGACGGACGCGGACCGCAGTCGCTTCTGGAGCTTCGCGGTGCCGCCCTCGAACGGTTCTTCCGCGAAGGCGGTGTACTGCGCGGGGGTGGCGTACGCGTTCACGGTCACTCCTCGGCGTCGAGCGCCTGCGCGGTCTCGGCGAGGATCGCCTCCGAGCGCGCGTTGGGACCAGTCGGGACGTACGTCTCGACGGCGTGCGCGGCGGCGACCGCTGCACCGGAGTCGTCGCCGACTCCCGGCGCGGTGGAGGTGCCGTCGCCGTTGTCCACGCTCCCCGGGATGGGCGCGAGGTCATCGGTCTCGGCGTCGGCGGCAGACAGCACGCGCACGGGGAGCGCGTCGAGAGCGGCGATCAACTCGGGCTTCTTCGTCTTGGCGGGGAGGTCGAGGCCCTCGTTTTTCGCGAGCTGGCGCAGATCCGGGACGGTGAGGTCCTCGAGCTTCGTGCCGACGAGCTCCTGGACCACGGTGTAGCCGTGCTGGATGAGCGCCTGCTCGCGGATCGGGTGCAGCTCTTCGACGTGGGCGACGCCGTCGTGGAAGTCGACGTCGAGGAACCGGGACTGACCGAGCACGGGCTCGGGGGTGTGGATGTGGAACATGGTGCCTCCTTCGATGGGTCGACACGGCAGGACTCGAACCTGCGCACCGTGGCTCTGCCGTCTGAGCTGCGTGCCGTTGGTGCTCCCCGCGCAGCGGAGCGGGCACACTGCGCGGGGAGCGGTGACGATTACTTCTGGCCGTCGTCGGCGACCGCCGCGGCGGTGCGATCGGCGATGGCCTTCTCGATGACGTCGACCTTCCCGGGCTTCGTGGAAGCACCGGTGAGGTCGATGCTCCACGTCGCGGCGAAGTCGTCGATGCGGTCGACGCTCCACTGCTTCGTCGGCGCCTCAACCTCGGTGATGTCGCCGGCGGGGTGGTGCGACTGAGCGTCGGTGCCCTCCGTCTTCGGAGACACCCGGTGGCTGTCGCGCTCGGCTGCGGCGGCCTCCTCGGCTGCGACGCGCTCGGCCTCGGCCCGTTCGGCGGCGGCCTGCTCAGCGAGACGACGGCGGGCGTCCTCCTCATCCTGGGCGCGTCGCTCAGCCTCGAGCCGGTCGGCCTCGGCCTGGAGGGCGGCTTCCTCGCGGGCGGCGGCCTCGCGAGCCTCCGCCTCGGGGTCGTCGTTCTCACCGCTGATCGTGAAGCCGTTGGCGAGGAGCGGCCCGCGGGCGTCGTCGTCGAGGCCGGGTATTTCCGCGAAGCCATCGGCGAACGTGAGGCCCGAGTGCGAACCGGTGAAGGTGAAGTCGGGGTGGTGGATGGTCAGCGACATGATGAACCTGCTTCCTGCGTCAGGGGTTGGCTGGGTGCCCGCCCGGCGTCATGTCGGGCGCCGGGCGGGCGGGGTGTTACTTCGCGAGGGGCAGGCCGCGGATGACGCCGTGCGCCTTCTCGTTGCCGTACTCCAGGCCGATCTCGCCGTAGATCTGCACCTTGTCCGACGCGCCGGTCTTCGCGAGGGGCTCCTCGAAGAAGTGGCCCTTGCCGGGGATGCGGAGGAACACCGGCGCGAGCTGCTCGAGCGAGGCCACCGCGAGGGCGTCCTTCGGCATCCAGCGGTCGAGCATGATGTTCAGGCGACCGAAGTCGGTCTCGATCGTCTGGAGGTTCACGCCACCGACGTTGCGGGACGCGGGCGGGTTGGCCTTGCCGTCGGCGTACGCGTTGGACACGTTCCGCTTCTGGTCGGAGCCGACGATGATCGTCGCCGTCTCGCCCTCGGCGATGCCGCCGTTGTCGTAGACGAGTTGGAACAGGTTGTCGTACGACGACTTGGTCGGTGCGGCGGTCGCGTTCTTGCGGACGGAGACCGTCGCGGTGCCGATCGTGATCGGGGCGCCGCCCTTGGTGGCCGACACCTGGAACGCGTTCGTCGACTTGCCGACGACGTAATAGGTGCGGTTTGCGCGGACGGTGGTGGACGCGCCGACGTCGGTGAAGCGGATCGCGTCGTCGTTGTTGAGCGTCGTCGCGGTCTCGGTGATGGTGTCGGTCGCGGCGGAGAGCGTGTTGTGCACCTCGCCGAGGTCGATCAGGTTCGTCTGCACCGCCGACAGCAGGCCGCGCGTCTTGCGGGGCGCGGTGTTGTCGGAGGGCTTCGCGTACTGACCGAGGATGAACGACGCCTCGACGTCACGGGCGATCTGCTTGAGCGCCTGCTGGACCTGCCAGGGCAGCTCGGACGTGACCGGGTTCGTGCCGTCGATGTTGTTGCCGTTGCGGTTCCCGACGGCGGCCTGCTTCGTGTACGAGACCTCGACGACTTCCTGGTGGATCTCCACCACGTTGTCGACGTTGAATCGCACGCGCTGCTCGCCCTGGCCGGCGGTCGCGCCCTCGGTGCGGGCCCGGTTCTCCTCCGGGTCGCGGAGGTCGTAGCCCTGCCACTCGAAGACTGTCGAGTTCGCTTCCTTGCCGCCGGTGAGGCCACCGATCGCGGAGAGGAGGGGGGTGTCTTCGGGGGAGACTCCCATGAGCTCGCCCGTGTAGTTCGGCAGGTTGAACGTGGTCCCCTGCCCGGTGATTCCAGCCATGCTGGTCTCGCTTTCTGCCACCCTGTGGTGGCCTGAGGGTTACGCCTGGCCCTGGCGGGCGGCAGCGATCTGCTGCTTCAGACGGATGGTTTCCGCCCAGTCCTTCTTCTCGGTGGCGGCAGCGAGCTGCGCCTCGAGGGACGTGAGCGTGGGGCCCGTGTGCTGTTCGGTACCTGACCGGCGCGGGGGCTGCTTGAGAGCGGCGTTCTCCTGGAGCGCCTTGGTGATCGCGGCCTTGACGGCTGCCTCATCGGTCGGCTCTACCGACGCGATGGAGTTCTTGAACTGCTCGTTGTTGAGCAGGAGGGCGGTGTTCCCGCCGAGCGCGGGCGCGTGGATCGCGACCTGGAGGGCGACCTGGCTGGCCTTCACCTGCTGCTGGGCGGTGGTGAGGGCGGTGTCCTTCTCGGTGACGGTGCCGCGGAGCTTGGTGAGCGCCTCGTTCAGCTTCGCCGGGTCGGTCTCGGGGGCGGCCTCGCCGGTGAGGAGGCGAGCGAACTCCGCGAGGGTGTCCTTCTGCGCCTTGGCAGCAGCGTCGGCGATCGCCTGCTCGGTCTTCGTCTTCTGCGTGCTGACGTCGTTGCGGAGGTTCTGGATGAGTTTCCAGGCCTGGTTCGGGTCGAACTTGGTCGGGTCGTCGCCCCAGGGCGGCGTGCTCGCCTGCTCCTGCTGCTGCTCGCCGGGCTGCTGCTGCTCACCGGCGGGCGGGGTGTTCGCGCCACCGGCGCCGGTCTCGCCGTCGAAGTACCGCAGGAAGGGGCGGTCGTAGGCGGGGGCGAACTGCGGGCCGAGGTGGCGCGCGGTCTGGATGGTGTTCATGGTGAGCCTCCTGTGCTCGTGTTCTCGCTCACCCCTGCGGTGTGCGAAGTGTGGGGGTCCGCGCCGTCGCCGTGCAGGGCCAGCGACGGCGCGGAGTGTGTGGGGAGGGGCGCAGGTGCGCCTGGCCGGTAAGGATCGGCGTCGTGAGCGTCCTTCGCGGCCATCGCAACCGCGTTGACGCCCCTCCCTGGTCTGTGGGGGCCGATAGGCTCGGGCCCCCATAACGAAAGGCGGGAGCCATGACCTACCTCGAAGCAGCACGTCACGCACAAGAGGCCGTCGACTACGCGGAAAGTGCGCGCGCTCTCGCCGGCGACACGCACGAGCGCCGCATGGCCCAGGCCACTGAGGAGTTAGCTCTGGCCGTGAAGGCGCTCGCACAGCAGTTGCACCGCGACAACTAGCCGTCGGCGAAGCGGAGCTGCTCGCGGACGGACTTGCGCTTGTGCCCTGTCTGCTCGATGAAGCCGCGCATCTCGCGTTGCGCGGAGGCGACGTCTGCGGCGGCACGTCGGCGGTCGGTGTCGGTCAGCGCGGATGCCTCTCGGCGCTTCGCTGAGCGGATCTCGCGCTCGAGGCGCCGCTGCTCCTGGCGTTCCTGCTCGGCCTTGCGGTCATATTGGAAGTCGGCCTGGGGGATGGCGAGGCCGGGCTGGTAGGCGACGATCTTGCACCGGTCGTTCGGGTGTCCCCAGCCCTGCGCGCGTGCCTGCTCGAGTGTGCCGGTGATGTGGACGACGACGGTCTCTTCGCGGGTGGTGTGGGGGAGTTCGATGTCCCCGGTCGTGCTGTCGAGCGAGACGATCTTCCCGATCCAGGGGGCGCAGCGTTTGCACGCATCGAGGGAGCCGGCGATCGTGCCGAGGTTGATGTTCGACTGCTGCATGCGCCACACGCCTGCGTCGTTGTACGCGCGGGCGACGGACGTGCGGCCGGCCATCTCGGCATAGGCGCCGATGGTCCAGTTCCGCCCGCCGCGGTCGGTGAAGCCGGTGATTCCCTCGGCGAGGAACCGCTGCACGATGCGCGCCTGCTGCTGCTTCGATGTCGTCAGCCCGAGGAGGGTGTTCGGCGTGTAGATCGCGACGATCCGCTGGTAGGCGTCGCGCGGGTATCGCGTGATGCGCTGGGCCAGCACTTCGAGACGGTTCTCGAGGGAGATCGCGACCATCGCGACGGACTGCGATGCGGTGGACGTGAACGGCACGGCGCGCAGCGGGCGCCCAGCAAAGCCGAGGCTGGCAGACGCGGCGGCCTCGCCTTCCATCGCGGCGATGCCGATGATCCTCTCCGCGAGGTGCGCTGACCGCAGCCGGTTGCCGACCCGCTCACCCAGCGCGGCCAGGTCGCGGAGGGCGACGGCGCGGTGCGCGGCGAGCTCGGCGAGGATGCGGTTCTGCCGACGCCGCTCAGCGACCGTGAGGCCGCCGACCGTGGGTGCATCGGGCAGCTCTGCGGAGAGTTCCATGTCCCGCTGCGCGCGGATCGCGACCTCGAGGATCATCTTGTCCTCGGCGTCGCGGTAGCGGGCTGCGATCTCCTGGCCGAGGTCCTCGACGATGTCCTCGATCGACCGCTCGGGATCCGGCTTGAACAGCGCCACCGGTCACCCCCGTAGGCTCAGCGCATGGAGCGAATCGTCCTCTACGCAACCTCAGTCAATGCCTCTGACCTGGCCTACATCGAGGTCGCCGCCTTCGAGGATGGGGCCGGCGATCCCGAGTTGAAAGGCTCGTTCACGGGCGACCTGTACTCCGAGGGCACACTGTACGTCGGACACATCGAAACCGTTGAGAAGTGGCGCCAGCAGGGCGTCGCTTCTCGTTTGCTCGAGTACGCCGTCCGGGTCTACCGGCTCTCTACCGTCCAGGCTGGAACAATCAGCGCGACCGCGGACCGCCTGTTCGAGAAGCTCGATCGGTCATTCCCTGATCTCGAGGTCATCATCGACTGACGTGTCCGGGTCGTTGCCGTCGAACTTCGTCGGGTCGGGAGTTTTCGCCGCGGCCTGGTCGCGTCGCTCTTCGATGCCCTCGACCTCCGCGTCGATCTCGTCGTCATCCCAGTCGGGGTGAGCGGTGCGGACCTGCGTGCGCAGCGTCGAGAAGCCCTCGAGCAGCGCAGCGATGCGGACCAGCTTCTCCGGGTCGGCCTGCGACAGCGGGGAGAACGTGATCGTCGGTGCCGTGGTGAGGTCGCCGAGGCTGTCCCCACCGAACACGGCGTGGTCGATCTCCAGGGCGGCGAGTGTCCAGCGAGACAGCGCGGCGCGGGCGAAGATCGCCTTCTTGTCGCGGGTGCGCTCACTGTCGGACAGGTCGGCGGTGATCTCGGTCGCCGTCTGCCCGCCCCGGACGGAGTCCAGGCCGAGGTGCGCTTCGGAGTAGCCGACGGTCGACGCGATGCGCCGCAGGAGAGCCTCGAACGTGGAGATGTGCTCGGCGACGCGGATGTCGAACTGGACCTGCTCGATCGGCATGCCGCTGTCGGACGCCTTCCCGAGGGACGCGCCGATGGCGGTGAGCACCTGCCGGTACATGTCGAACTGGAAGCCCTCGCCGGGCTTGGTCACCTCGAGCGCGTCCTCGGACACGATGAGCCGGCCCTGCCCGTTGTCGACGTCGCGCATCAGCGAAGACCAGACCTGGTCGACCTTGTCGAGGAGGTCCTGGATGCCGTCGAGGTCGGATCGTCCGACGTGGGCGAGGGGCCCGAGCTTGCGCCAGTCGCGGACGGGGCGCGCGTTCGGCAGGTAGACCACGGCGAGACGTTCCGTGCCGGTGCCGACGGTGACTTCCATCGGCAGGGCTGCGGGGTTCGCGAGCGCGACGGCGAGGTCGGACTCGTTGCGCAGCGCCTCGAGGTGCATCGTCTCGGGGCGGGCGCTCAGCGGGACGATGGCCCCGAGGGTCTTCTCCGAGCCGCGGTGCAGCGCGTAGGTGATCGAGCCGGGCTGGTGATCCTCGACGAGACGGTAGACCTCGTTCCCGTCGCGGTACTCGGACCAGAGGCGGACGGAGGCGAGACGCCCGTGTCGGAACGTGGGGATCGCGCAGTCAGCGGCGAACGCCTTCGGGAAGACGTGGTCGTGCACGGCGGGATCCCACGCGACTGCGAGGAACGCGCCACCGAGAGCCGCGGCCTCCTCGCCGAGCTGGAGCAGCTCCGCGTGGGCGTCGTCGGTGCCGATGATCGAGTCGAGGCGGCTCTGCGCGGGGTGCCGCCACTTCACCGGCTTACCCTCGGAGTCCTTCGGGGTCTCGACGTCGTCGGGCTTGTGGAACGCGATCTGCGGGGCCTCACCGAACAGCAGGTCCGCCGAGAGGGTGCACAGGTCAGCCGCGAGGGGCAGGTGCATCCGCATGCGCTGCTCACCCGCGGGCGTGGGCTGGCCCCACCACCACTTCGAGAGGGTGCCGATGACGCCGCCGCGGTGCGGGCGACCGTTGACGACGTGCGTCGCCGCCTGGCCCGCGTAGATGTCGTGCAGCGTGTTCGTGTCGCCGGTCCACCATGCCTCGAGCTCCCGGTATCGGGCAAAAGCGGTGTCCCACGGTGCGGGAGGGAAGACGTCGGACACTGCTGCTCCCCATCTCGGGTCAGGCGGCGAGCTTGATGTAGCGACGCCAGATGTTCTCGGTGGTGGTGGTCACGTACCGCCCGCCGTCGAGCGAGTGGTCGGCGACCTTGATCGGCTTGTCCTCGCCCTTGAGCGTGGCCTTCGGGTCCCACGAGTAGCCGGGAGCTTCGGTGATGAAGCCGGGGCAGCCGCGGTTCGGGTTGGCGTCGGTGGGGCGGGCGACGAGCAGGCTCCCGGTGGCGAGCAGCGACGCCATGAGGCGGATGCCGTAGAGCACGTCGTTGTCGGCGTCGGTGGAGGCGATGCCGTGCGTCTTGCGCAGCTCGACCTTGAACGACGCCGCGGACGGGTCGACGATCGTGAAGCGGGGGGTGAGCTTCGTCTGCGTGGACGCGGGCAGGTGCCGTTCGTTCAGCCAGGCGACGAAATTTCGGGCCAGCTCGGCGTCGGTGAGCTTCTGCTGAGCGAGCTTCGAGTCGTGGCGGAACTCGTCGATGAGGAACAGACGGGGCGTGGGGCGTCCGAGGCCGTCGATCTCGGCGGAGACACCGAGGATGAGCGCGGCGGTGGCGTTCGTGGTGCCGTAGTCGAGGGCGACGCCGATCAGCTCGCGCATCTCGGGGAGGTCGTCCCACGGGATGGTGTGCTTCTCGGGGTCCCACATGTCGAACACGGCGCCCTCGGCGGCCACCCATTCGCCCTTGACGAACCGGCGGAACCAGAGGCCGGTGAACTCGGTCTTGATCTGGTTCTTGTAGTCCTCGGAGAGGGCGGGGTTGTCGTCGAGGCTGAAGTGCCAGGACCGCCAGCCGACGAGGGTCGTGCCGATGCGGTCGAGGAACTTCGCCTTGAGCCAGTGGGCGGGGGAGTCGGGGTTCGTCGTGCCGAACAGCTTCGCCTTCGGGGGCGACATGCGTCCGAGGAGCTGCGTGAAGAACTCCTCGGGGATGACGGTGACCTCGTCCACGTAGGCGAGGGCGACGGTCAGACCGCGGAGCACCTTCTCGCTCTTCGCGTCGGACGCGCCGAGGACGTGCACGGTGCGCCCGAGGATGCGGGCGGTGGGGGCGCCGGCGGTGTAGTGCACCAGCCGTGCGAGCGGGCCGAACAGGGCCGGGGACATCAGCGGCTCGAACACGTTCCGGTACGCCGAGTCACGGGTGCGGGCGATGACGACGATCACGCCGCCCGACGCGAACAGCACAGCCATCAGGAACCGCAGCAGGGAGACGATCGTCTTCCCCGAGCGGATCGCGCCCTCGAAGATGTTGACGCGGACCTTCGACTCACGCAGCGACCGCATCTGCTGCGGACCGAGGACGCTCGACGTCTCGGTGTCGTCGATGTCACTCATCTTCGTGCAGCCCCAGCTCGAGGATGAGGTTCATCAGCATCGACTCCGCCTCAGCTACACCCTGGTCGTCGTCGTCGTGGATCAGCTCACGCGCATCTTTCAGAGCGAGAGACGCCGCGCGGTGCAGGTTCAGGATGTCGCCCGTCGGAGCCCGGTCGAGCTCGTGCTCCGTGTACGTGTTGTCTTTCCCGCCGATGTTGAACACCATCATCGGCTGGTCAATGGCGACGATGTGGTCAGCCGCTTTCGACATCAGCTCGTCGATCAGCTCGAGGCGTCGCACCTTGAGGTCGTGCTGACGTGCCGCGGTCGCCGACGCCGTCTGGTTCGCGCGGTCGAACGACAGGCCAGCATCCCGCGCGATCACCGACACCGACGACGGCGCGATCTGCAACTCCCGTGCGATGGCGTTCCGAGGAGTGCCGGCCTGGATCAGCTCGAGCGCGCGTGCGCGTAGGGATTCTTCGACCGGGCGACCTTGGGCCATGTGGGATCACCTCTGCCGTGCGTCGCCTGGACGCGATTCGTTCCACGGTGGCGCGCTCTGCACCGATGTCTGAGGTCGCTCGTATGCTGTGCGCACCTCGGGCGCAGGGCCCGTGGGTTACAGAGGGGAATGTCATGGCAACGCAGGAAGAAGCGCTGGCCGCGCTGCTCGATGGCGTGGTGCACGTCTCGGAGGCAGCGAAGAAGTACAGCGGCACGACGGGTTCGACGATGATCCGCGATGCGGGTATCGCTTACCGCGCGGCGCTCGGTGGGCCGCAGCCGGGGATTCTGGACCTCGACGTCAAGTAGCCGCTGGCGTGGCGAAGCCCCGGTGTCCTCGTGGGTGAGGGCCGGGGCTTCGTCGTCTGGGCGGAGTGCTCCACCATCTACGTTTCATCGTGCCCCTTTTGACGCTTTTGCATCTTTTTCCGGGGCGTCCGGGTCATCGGCGTGTCGGGGTGCCTCGGGGGCGTCCGCGCCGCTGGGAGAGAGAGACACGGCCCACGGCCTTCGAGAGGACCATGACTCGCCCGTCGGTGTCTTCGCGGGTGGCGAGGAGTCCGCGGTCGATCCAGCGGTAGACGGTGCGCTCTGCTTTGCCGACGATGAGCGCGGCGGCTTTGACCGTCACCCACTCGGGGAGTCGTTCGTCAACCATGCGCGTTCCTCCGATTCACCCGAGCAGGTACCTTGACGTCATGCGATATCGGCTGGTGGCAGAACTGCCGACGCTTCCCGCTGTGCGGATTCCGGCGATGAAGAGGAAGCTGGCGCACCTGCTCGGGATGCGGCGACGGCGCGTCGCTCTGTACTTTCTGACCGTTCACGCTGCTGGCGCTGAGCGCTGTCGGATGCTCGTCGACTGGGACGTCGAGGACGGATTCGAAAGTACCGCCTGGGAGGCGACCTACGAATCCGTTACCCGCGCACTGCACCACGTTGGAGCCAGTGGTGATTTCAACCTCGTAGAAGAGGTGGCCTAGGCCTGCTCGCGGTGTCCCCCCGGCAATGGTCATGCTGTCTTCCTGTCGTCGTAGGCGGGTACCCGCCTGATGGTGTGGGGGTCGTCGATGATCCAGTCGCCGCGGGGTGCACCGTGGCCGTGGGTGGCGCCGGCGGTGTCGCCGTCCCAGAGGGCTGCGACGCCGAGCGCGGGGTGGGATTTACGTCCGTAGTCGTGGCACCAGCACCCGCACGCGAGCTCGGTGCACGCGACGTGCTCTGTGGGGTCCCCGTACTCGCAGATGTCCGACCCGGTCCAGGAGTCGGGGCCGGTGCGGATCTTGTCGAGACGGTGGCCGCAGTGCTGGCATTCGACGACGGTGAACGCGCCGACGATGCGCTGCCGGTTTGCGCCGATGGTGAGGAGGCCGCACTCCGGGCACCGCGCGGGCGGGGGAGTGACCTTCTCCCGCTCTTCGACCTCGAGCGTCCGGTATGCGTTCAGCGCGGCGTGGGCGAACTGGATCGCGTGGGCGGCGCCGGCGGGCGTGTTCACCCACATGAGGAGGGTGAGGTCGCCACGGGTGGCGAGGTGCCGTTCGCATTCGTCGAGGGCGAGGAATGTGAGCGGCAGGTTCGAGTAGCCCGACGCTGCGGACCCGCCGCCACCGGATGCCGAGATCGCCCGGCCATCGGTTGCCTCGAGGAGCTGTCGGAACCGGTCCCACTGGGGGTGGGCGGTCTCGACGAGGTCCCAGCAGTGGCGGCAGAGGAAGCCGACGTCGGCGGCGAGGGGGAGACACCCGCGGCAGATGCCGGGGCGGGTCTTCTCTTCCCAGCCGGGGTGGTCGGGGCAGGTGACGCGGTGCTCGCCGAGCGTCGTGCACGCGCGGATGCCGGGGAGGTTGTCGTTCGTGGCGCAGACGATGGTCATGACGAGCCCTTCTCCATGTGGGTGCGGTGTCCGTTCTCGCAGAGCACCTTCGATACGAACGAGGTCGAGACGCCGACCTCCTCGGCGATGCGGGCGACCTTCCAGCCCTTCTCGCGGAGGCTGATGACGTGCGCCACGCGGACGGCCTTCTTCTGTGCTCGAGCGGTCTGGGCCGTGGTGCCGACGCCGAGCGCGATTGCGCCGCCCTCGAGGAGCTGAGGGACGGTGATCCCGTTACGGTCGGCGATCGTCGCGAGGCGGGCCCAGGCGCGGTCGGCGAACCTCACTGAGACGGTCATCGCTGGGCCTCGATCTCCGTGCTGCCGGCCAGGCGGACAGCTTCCTGGCGGTCGCGCTCGCGTGCCTGGGCGAGCCGGTAGGCCGCCTCTGGCGTCAGCTCGCGGCGTCGCGGCCAGTCCGCCGGGATGATGCCGCGCGCCTTCGCGGAGCGCACGTCGGCCTCCACGTCAGCCGTGCTGGTGCGGTCCCCGGCTTCGACGCGGTCGAGGACGTGCCCCACGGTCAGATACGTCGTGCGCCTCGCCGGGTCGCGGTGATGGGCGATGATCGCGCGCTCGCACTCGGCGTACGAGTGACCGTCGAGCGCGGCGGCCCAGGCGGTCGCGGTGACTTCCGTGACCTGGCGCCGGTCGAAACCAGCCGCCACGGTCAGGAGCTTCGCTGCGTCGGAGGTGTTCATGCGGTGAGTCCTTTCTGCTGGGCGGCCTCCTGGGCTGCCAGTCGGGCTACGACGGAGAGGTTCTCGTCGTCACGGGTGGGGCGCGGCTGATGACCGGCCCGCGGGGTGGTGCGCTCGCCGTCGCGGCGGAGCCAGTTACGCCAGGTGGCGATCCAGTCGCGCTTCGCAGCCTTCGATCCCGACTCGCCTCGCCAGTAGTCGACGAACGTGCGAGTCGAACGGTCGACATCGAGGCCGGGAACCTCGGCGGCGGCCCATTCCCTCATTGCTGCTGTGACGTGGAACGGGTCGGGGATGCGGGTCGCGCGTGAGCGCGCCACACCACCGTTAGGTGGTGTCTGCTCTGTACTGCTCTGCTCTGTGCTGCTCTGGAGGGCGGATTCCGACACGGTTCCACTCGGATTCCGGACGGAATTAGGGGCTTTTGGCCCGGAATCCTGGGCCTTTCGCTCACGGTCCTTCGCGAGGAGACGACCGACTTCGTCGGCACTTCGGTTCCACTTGAGCCACGATCGGACGACAAACCCACCGGAAACGCGCTCAATCAGTCCCGCTTTGAGCAGCGATTCCACGCGCCGCGGCATCGCCCGGAGGCCGTTGCCGACGATGTTGAGCTGCCGATCCGTGATAAAGCCATCCGACGGGACCGACGCGAGGAACGACAGGCAGCGCACGAAGAGCAGCTCGGCGTCCGTGCCCGCCTCGAGGATCGCGTCGTCCATGAAGTACATCGCCGCGAGCGGGGCGTATGCGCCTTTCGACTTCGGACGGGCCATCAGCGCACGCTCCTGAGCGCGAGGATGGCCGCGTGCGGCGTCTGGTCCGCGTACGCCTTCCAGATGAAGTACTCGTCGCCGTAGACCGCGTGCATCCGGTCCATCGCGTCGAGCGCGGTGATCTCCCGGCGCGTGTTCCCCTCGAGCAGGAACCAGGCGCGCTCGGCGGCGTAGAACACCGGGACCGCGCTGACGTCCTTCACCCAGATCGGCACCTTGATCCCGTACGCCTTCGCGATCCGTGCGAGGCGGTCGTCGGATTCGATCTCCCCGTTCAGGATCGAGTCGAGCCAGAGGAGGTTCTCGGTGCGGTGCTTGTCGGGACGCCCGCCCATGCCGCCCTGACGGTGCTGGGGGACGAGGCGGTCGGTGGTCGTCGCGGACCAGGCGCACACGAAGCCGTCGCGGTCGGCGAGCAGCTTGAGCTGCGCCTTCGGGACGGGGTTCGACATGGTGGCTCCTTCGTGGCAGGTGCAGGTGGTGGGGGCGGCGGCGGAGTGGCCGAGAGGGGTCCAGCAGCAGGAGCGGCTGCACCGGGTCTCGATCACGCATGCCACCGGCAGTAGTCGCGCTGGCGACCGCGGGGGAGGGCGCTGTACCGCCACCCCTGCTCGCGCATCGCGCGACGCCGCAGCTCGTAGTCGGTCTCGCGGGGGCGGGCGACGATCTGCTCGCGGCAGTTCACGCCGTCGCAGCGGAGGACCGTGGTCGTCGTGGCGGTCACGATGCGATCCGAGCCGCCGCGTGCGCCATCACTCGCCGTCCGATGTGCTCAAAGATCGGCGGGACGACGGCATTTCCGAGGGCGTGGAGCTCGGATTCGCCCACCCCTCGGGAAACCCCATGAGCCACTCGATCCATCGGGGGTTCAGGTAGCCAAGCGGCTCTCCCGTGTTCCCAACCGCTTCCTCGAGGTTCCAGTTCGACCGACCAGGGCGAGGCGGATTCGTGCGGATACGGGACATGGCTGCGCGCGGTGTAGGCCACGAGGTAGACCCGCTCGCGAATGTGCGGAGCGCCGAACTGGTTCGCGGAAAGAGTCGACCATTCCGCATCGAACCCGAGGCGGTGAAGGTCAGCGAGGACGGTTCCCCAAGCTCTGGCATCTCGAACGAGAGCTGCGACGTTTTCCACCAGGACGTAGTCGGGTCGTACTGCGCGAACGACATCGGCCATCTCGGGCCACATCCATCGTTCATCAAGGGTGCCTTTCTGCTTTCCGGCGGTACTGAACGGCTGGCACGGAAATCCGCCCGCGACGACATGCACGCGCGGACGCGGTTCGCTGTCCCACCACTTCGGGGCGGTCACGACGTCTGGGTGAAATGCGGCGTCGGGCCAGTGTCGGGTGAGCACTTTCTGGCACCAGGCGTCCCGCTCGACCAGCCCCACAACGCACATCCCCGCGCGTTCGAGGCCGAGCTCGATCCCGCCGATGCCAGCGAAAAGCCCGAGGACGTTCAAGGCGCTCACATCAAGTCCGAGAAATCGAATGCCTGCTGCGACAGTCGGCGGGCGATGATCTCGCAGTACTTCTCCTCGACCTCGACGCCAATCGCTCGACGTCCGAGGTTGCGTGCTGCGATGAGCGTGGCCCCCGATCCCGCGAACGGGTCCGCGATGACGCCCGGCGGGCACCGTTCGATCAAGTGCTCCATGAGAGCGACCGGTTTCGGTGTCGGGTGCCCGGTCGCGTTTTCTGCCCCGTGTGCGCCGCCCACAGCGCCAGAGGTGACGATCACGCTGCCCATGCGTTTCTGTCCCGTGGCGGAGACATCCCATCCCCTACCGAGAAGGTGGATGTCCTCGTGCGAAGGTCCCCACGGGATTGCTAGATCCCCCATCCCGGAGGTTCCGCTCTTGTGCCAGATAATGCGCTGGCGCTCGCCTACAGGTGCGGCAACGGACCAGCGTCCGAACAGGAGGGCGGGACGATCAGCACCCCACAGCGACACAACCGCGTCGCGCACCTGGGTGTCTCTGTCCCCTTCAATGCGGGCGAGCTTGCTTCCCTTGCGCTGGTTGGATTGGAACGCCATCCCATAGGGGGGATCCGTCACAAGAACGTCGGCCAGCGTCCACCCTCGGACGCCTCTGCAGTCCCCGTGGTGGAGCTGCACGTACTCGTCTTCGTAGTAGAGGCTCATGCGCGCACCGCCGCCTGGAGGAGGACCGCGAGCGTCTCGAGGCTCATGGTCACGTACTGCTCTGCGGGGTTCGCGGTGCCGCGCTTCTTATGTACGACGACGCCAACGGCGGCCCCGTCGTTGTCACGCTCGGTCTCGGCTTGGCGCAACCAGCCCGGGAGGTCCAGGCGCGCGGTGTCTTTACACTCGATGACCACGCGGGCGCCCGACGGGGTGCGAACGCCGCCGATGTCGCCGCGGTCCTTCGACCCGGTCTTGGCGCGGCGGTCGATCCGGTCGTCGTCGAGGCGCGTCGCGAGGAAGTCGGCGACGGACCTCTCGAAGCGGGTGCCGGCGTCCTTCGCGGACGCGCGGGACCGGCGCGGCTTCGTCGCCGCGGGTGTCTGAGCCCCGGTGTCGGGGATGATGGGAAGGCTCACGCCTGGCTCCTGTCGAACGGATGCGAATGTGTGGGTGGAGGGGACCGTCCGACTGCTACTCGGACGGTCCCCGTTCTGTGGGCGCTGCGCCTGCTACGCGCAGCGACCGGTCTTACAGGGCGGGCTTGCCGTAGAACAGCGGCGTCGAGCCGATGCCCTCGTGGCCCGGGCGGCTGTCCTTCTCGCTCGCCTCCTTGCCGTCGCGGAGATCCGTGACGACGTCTGCGAACGCGGCGTCGAGGATGTTCTCCGGGCGCTCGAGGATGAAGCCGAGGCGCAGGCCGTTCGCGGTGATGCGGTAGCGGAAGTTCGCCCAGATCGAGTAGATGGGGCCGCCGACGTAGGGGCGCAGCGCGAGCTGGATCTTCTTGGGGATCTCCAGCTCGCCCTTCTGCCCGGCCTTGGCCTTGACCGTCTCCTCGTACTGGAGCTTCACCTCGCCCGACTCGCCCCGGAAACCGGCCTTGAAGTCGACGCCCTTCTTCGCCTCGAACGACGTCGCGATGTCGATCATCGCGGCGGGGTCGGGGACGATGACCTCGGAGAAGCGGTTCTCGATGAACTCCGCGAACTCCTCCTGGTCGAACCACTTCCCATCGGCTGCGGCCCACGCGAGCCACGGCTTCGAGTGCTCGAGCTTGAGCGTGACCCGGTGCTTCTGCCAGCCGGGCAGGCCGAGATCCGCGCCCGCGCGGTGCGAGTCGATGACCGCGACGACGGTGGCCGTGTTCGTGTGAGCGAACACCTCCGTCGCGTCGGTCTTGTGCCGGTTCACGTACGTCGCGAACGACGCGGCGTCGGTGAGCACGCGCGACGCCTCAGCTCGGCGGGGGGCCTCCGCGAACTCGTCGGTCGAGACGACGCGGAATCCGCCGATCCCGTCCTGGAGCGCGTAGACCTCGCCGACCATCAGCTCCTCGTGCTCGGCTCCCTCACGGGCGAGCTGCGCGACGACGGCTGCTTCGGTCTTGGTGTCCTCGATGGTGGTCATGCCTGAGGGGCCTCCTTGATCTCGCCGGTGGAGTAGTCGACGTTCGCGCCGGCATCGCGAATGTCGTCGTCGGTGAACAGGGGCGCGGTCGTGGGATCGGTGCGCGACAGGTCGCCGTCACCGGTCACGAACGCGAGAGCGCCGATGCGCGTCTTCTCGGGCACCTTCTGAGTGATGCGGTCGGTCACGATCACCGCGTCGAGTCCGCCGTCGGCGGGCTTGATGTCGAGGCGCAGGACGATCGAGCCGGTCTTGCCGGTGTCCTTGACCGCCGCGATGACCTTCCGCAGCGTCTCCGCCGCTTCGATGTCGGTGCCGGGTCGGACCTGCGCGAGCATCGCTGCGAAGCTCGGGCGGTCGTCTTTCTTGTTCTCAGCCACCTGGATTTCCTTTCTCTGGGTGGTCAGTGGTGCGCCGCGCTGAGCAGGCGACGCAGGAATGAGAGGGCCTCGTGGCCGGTGCGGAAGGCGGCCAACTCGACCAGTCCGCGGCAGACGGTCCACGGGCGGCGCAACGCCTGCACCCGGATCTTCCGGAGGGTGAGCTTCATCGGCCCACACCCCCGGCGCCGTAGGCGGCTTCCAGACCCTTCTTGATGGTCTGGTAGCCCGACAGCTTGCGACCGAGCGCGTCCTGCAACCGCTCGGCGTGATGCAGCTTCGCCTTCGCCTCGTTCACCTCGCGCTCAAGCGGGAGGCACGCGATCTTCGCCTCGCTGCGGCGGTCCGAGTACATCTCGCGCTTCGAGGTGAGCTTGGCTTGCTCGAACGCGGCGGAGTATGCGCTTTCGGCTTCGTACCGGGCCCGCTGGAGCTGGTCGAGGATCTTCACGGACCGCTCGATGCGGTCGCCCAGCTCACGGATGATGTACTCCACCTCGAGGGGTGAGACGGGCTGATACTCGATGACCTCGCCGGTCGTTCCGTGGACGAGTTCAGTCACCGTTGCTCACCTCCCCAGCCGCCACCGCGGCGTCGTAGCGCGCAGCTTCGGCAGCCTCGTACTCCTCCTGCGTGGGCTCGGCGGGGGCCGACGAGGGCGCGGGCTGAGACGGAAGAGATTGGGGGGCCTCAACGTCTGCGGGCGGCGCGCCCTCGTCGGCGGTCTGGAGATCGTCGGAGACGACCTCGGCGTCCTCGGTGCGAGCGTCCTCGCGAGCGAGGTAGCCGGCTCGGGCCAGGAACGCCGTCTTGAGCTTGTCGTTCTTCTCAGCCGCCGGGATGCGGAGGCGGACAGCTTCGAGCTCCTCGCGCGTCGTCGCCGCGGCGAAGAGCGCGAGCCAGTCCTCAGACGGCTCGACGGGAGCACCCTCGGCGATCAGCTCGCCGTCGGCCTCAAAGTCCTCGGGCGTGTAGAGGCCCGAGAGTTCCATCGGGTAGAGGCGTCGGAAGCCGTGCGACTCCACGCGGATGCCGAGCATGTGCGACGGGCGCTTGTCCCAGTTGCCCTTCGTCCCGCCGAACTCCGCCCAGGTGACGGTTTGCTCGAGCGGTCGGCTGATGCCCTTCCGGTAGATGCGGATGCGTGCCGAGAACGGCTGCTTCGGGGGGACGGTGGTCCAGGGGCCGTCCTCGGTTGCCTGCCATTCGATCGGGTCCTGGCCGTCGTACTCGCCGGTGCGCTGTGCGACGAGGCGCATGCCGTCGATACCGATGAGGACGGTCCATTTGCCGCCCATCTGGGCGGCGTAGATCTGCTTCGCCGTCGGGTCGAGACCGGTGCGTCGGCACGCGGCGATGAACGCGGCCATGATCCCCGTCGGCGCGTACATGCGCAGGGTCTTCGGCTGGCCGGGGTTCTCCGGGTCCGGGCGCTGCTCGGTCCAGGTGAGACCGGCGAACTCCATCATCGCGGCGGTGTCGGCGTTCCAGGTGTTCGGCTGGACGGAGTTGGGGAGGACGAGTTCGTTCGTCATCAGAAGGGGTTCCTCTCTGCCGCGCGCGCGGCGCGGACGCTGGCGAGCACTTCGTGAGCGATGGGGACGATCAGCGCCGTCGCGGCGACGATGTCGGGGTGATCGCGGGGGTAGACGAGCGTCTGAGGGTCGCGGCGGAGACGCCAGCCACCGTCTTCGCTAGGGCCGGTGACGAGCTCGCCCCACACGAAGCGGCACTCGGCGGCCTCCGGGATGCAAAAGAGCTGCCAGGCGATCTGTCGGATCTCGCGGGGCTCCGGGCCGGTGACGATCTTGTTGTGCTTCGCCTTCGTCTCGACGATGACGAACGGCTCTCCGGGGATCGTGCCGTCGACCGTCGCGCCGAAACCGCGTTCCTCCGGGTGGTGGATGAACAGGCTGTTCGGCTCGGCGCCCGCCCAGGCGAGAAGCATCGGCTCCCACCGCACGCCCGAGTCGGTCGCGGCGTTGCCGCGGAACTCGCGCGGGGCGATGATCTGCCGCACGTACGTCTCGACCGAGCTGGGCTTGGCGAAGCTCGACGCGGCGTAAGACCCGATCGTCTTCTCGTGCACGTGCGCCCACGAGTCCCGGTCGGCGGTGTCGCCGAGCGTGCGCTCGAGCATGGCGAGGGCGCTCATGCGGGGGCTCCGACCGTGAGCACGCGGACGAGGAACTCGGTCGACCGCTCGAACACGATCTGTGCGCCGCGGTCAGTGCGGACGGTGAAGTGCACGGTGTGGAAGGCTTCGCGCACCTCCCGGTCGACCACCACGCCCTCGACCTCGGCGACGATGACGCGGTCGCCGGGGCGCAGCCACCGCGCGGGCAGGTAGCCCTGGTTCATCCCGGCGAGAATCCGCCAGTCGATGACGTCTGCGAACGCGGCGAGGTTCTCGAGCACGTACTGCGCGCCGTCCCAGAAGCCCTTCCGGTGTCCGTCGCGGAACAGTTTCGTACCGACGCGGGCGGCCATCGGGTCCGCGCGCTCGGACTCTCGGCGGGCCTGCGCGAGGCCGTGCTTCTCCTTGATGGGTCCCATGTCGAGAGTCATGCCGCACCGCCCAGGGCGCCATCGACGATCGTGAAGCCGATCTGGCGGGACTCGTCGCGGTCGCGCTCGATGAGCGCCGTGTACCCGCGGCGGGCGGCGATGTCGCGGATGCCCTCGAGGGATTCCGCGTCGAGGAGGTCGCCGTCCTTCACGATGACCAGCCGCAGCTCCGGGTTGCCCGCGGTGGCGATCGCGAATGCGATGCGACGGCGCATGGCGCTGTTCACCTGAGCGAACGGGATGCCCTCGAACGTCACGCCCGACTCGTCGACCGACAGGCCATCGACCGGGAACGACGCCGAGGCGAGGCCCGCGGCCTTCTTCGCCTCGACGGCGTCGATGTCCGCCTGCGCGGTCTCGCGCGCCGTGCGGGCCGCGGCGAGTTCGGCGGCGACGCGGGCCCGTTCCTGAGCGGCGCGCACTTGCCGGTTGACGGCGTCGACCGAGCCGAGCTCCTCGATGAGCGGGGCTTCCTCGATGAGGCGCTGCGCGGCCCGGGGCGCGATGTCCTGCACCCGCGCGCGCAGCTCGGCGATACGCGCCTCGGCCCTCGCGATCTCCTGCTCGGCGGCGAGCTGATCGGCGCGGGTCTGCTGAACGTCGCGATTGTGCGCACGGGCCTCCTCGAGCTTTGCAGCCACCTCGGCGCTCGACACCTCCTCGGCGGGCGTGCCGGGGGCCGGCGTCGGGATGGACGCCAGCGCACCCTCGAGACGCTTCACGTCCCGGCCCGCTTCGAGGCGACGCCCCTCGGCGCCCTGCTTCTCCCGGGCGACCTCGTCGATGTCGAACGGCAGGTCGACCTTGGCGAGGAGCGCGTCGCGCTGCTTCTTCTCATCGAGGTTGAGGAACGCGACCGGGTCGAAGATGAGACCGCCGGTGAGCTTGGCGACGACCTCGGCGGGCTTGCCGTACTTCGCGCCGTCGAGAGCGAACACCTCGAGGCGGCCAGCGTCGTTCTTCTTCCAGGTGCGGACGACGCGGATGTCGAGGTCGGTGTCGACGAACTCGGCGCGCGCTTCCTCCTCGCCGTCGCGGATGGGCATGGGGGTGAGGCGGGTGCCCTTCGGGTCGAACAGCTCCACGAACGCGTCGATGAAGCTCGACTTGCCCGCGCCGTTCCCGCCAGCGATGACGACGAGCGAGCCCTCGGGGGAGAGGGTGATCTCGCGGACGCCCTTGAAGTTCTCCACGGAGAAGGTCTGAGTCATGGTCGGTTCTGCTTTCGGTTGTTGGCCGCCCATGTGGTGATGGCGACGGCGAAGAAGATGAGGGTGAATGAGAGGACGGCGGCGCCGTCGATACGGCCACGGGTGGCGGCGACGATCGCGAGAAGTACCCCGGCGATCAGCAGGGCGGCGACGAGCTGGCCGAGGGCGTTCACTCGCGCCACCAGTTCGGGTCGTCGCGCAGGTTCGGGCCGAGACGAAGGGGGCGCCCGCACCAGGAGCAGAGGCCGTCCACGTCGGAGACCTGGTCGGGGCCGCAGGTCGGGCATTCGCCCGTCTCGACCTCGGCGGCCTCATCGGCATCCGTGTCCTGCTCGGGTTCGGGCCAGACGGTCACCACGGGATCACCCCGGCGGCGGCGAGCATCCCGACGGCGACGAGCCCGGCGACCTCGGCGGCGCGCTTCCATCCGGTGCGCGCGGCTGCCAGCTCGGACAGTTCGACGGCACGCGCGGCGGAGCGGGCGGTGCGGGCTGCGAGGTCGTTCATGCGTCACGCTCCGCGAGGATGGCGGTGGCTTCCGGGTCGCGGTGGAAGACGCGAACGCGGTCGGTCACGGCATAGGCAGACACGCGGAGGGCGTCGAGTTGGCCGGTCGCGCTGAGGTAGGTGTGGTCGCCGTTGTCGGCTTCCTCGACCGCGGTGTCGAAGATGACCGCGAAGGCCTCGACGTCGGCGGGGTCAGTGACTCCGAAGCTGATGTGCTGCGGGACGTTGGGGAAGCGGATGCTCTCGGCGAGTTCGGGCTTCGCGTCGATGATGTCTGCGAATGCGCGCAGTCCAGAGGCGATGTCCTCGGCGGTGTAGCGCCGCGGTGCGGCTGCTACGGTGGCGGTGGTGGGCATCTGTAGTGCCCTCCTTTCTTCGATTCGCCTCCGGTTGCCGCCGGGGGCGTTTCTCTTTGGCGGGGGTCAGGCGGATCGCTTGAGCGGGGTGACGTTCGCGGCGCCGGATTGCTCGCGCATCCAAGCCTCGAGTTCGCTGCGGTAGCAGCGCAGGCGCCCACGGAGCGGCCACAGGCGCGGTCCCTCGTCTTTCGAGCGCATGTTGTAGTGCGTCTGCAAGGCGAGTCCGGTGATCGCAGCGACCTGCTTGAGGGTGAGGACCTCGTCGGCCTCTTCCTCGCGGGTCACGACGCGACCTTGTTGGTCAGCTCGCCGGTCTCTTGCAAGTGACGGGCGAGCGCAGATGAGACGTTCGCGACGTATCCGACGGTCGGCGTGAGCTTGCCGTTCTCGACCTTCGACAGGTAGGCGGCAGCGGTGTCAGCCAACGCTGCGGCCTGGTCGAGAGTGAGCCCGGCGATCCGTCGGAGCGTGCGAAGCGCTTCACCTGCGGAGCGGTTCGGTTCGTTCATGTCCAGAAGTAAAACACGTTCTGGACACAATGCAAGTGGGTTTGACTACTGTTTCTGGACACCATGTCAAGAACAGTCGCGCTTGTGTCGCCGTTTCTGGGCGTGATACGTTCACACCCATGTCAAGAAACTCGTCCGTAAAATTGACTGCGCAAGAGCGACTCGCCTTGGCGCGACAGGTCAAAGAGCTACGGCAACGGGCAGGTCTGAAGCAGGAAGACCTCGCAGAGAATGCGGGGGTCTCGCGTCAGACGCTCAGTGACATCGAGAACGCGAACACGAACGCCCCGCAGATGAAGACCCTCATCCGCATCTACGACGCGCTCGGCATCGACATCGCGCCCCCGGAGTTCGAGGAGCAGACGAAGCAGTGGCTCGGCATGCTCGGCGCGCTCATCGAGGCCGTCCCCTCTGAGCGTCGGCCCGACGCCATCGACAAGGTGGTGGTGCTGCTCAGCAGCGAGATCGCCCAGCGCTCGAACGTCACGGCCTTCCCGAAACGCAATGTCGGAACCCCTCGTCACACTGAACTGGAAACGGTGAAGCTTGATACAGCAAAACTTGCTGCAACTCGGGACAACACGCCGGTAGATCCGGAACGCGAGAACAAGTAGGGGTGCAATGACATTCGCGCAGAACGAATGGCTCGGGGAGGACTACCTCGATGGAGCAGGGACGACGGCATACATGTTCGGCGTGAGTCACTTCGTCGACGGGCCGTGCGCCCGGGACTACGACCCGTGGGAGCACGCAGAGATGCTCGACCTTCCCGTCGTGTTCCGAGACGACCTCCCCGAGGACGACATGGTCGCCTGCTACTCGCACGAGCACCAGGCGATCTTCGTGCGCCCGGGACTGCTCGAGTCCGTCGAGCGGTGCGCCATCACCCACGAGATCGTGCACTTCGAGAACGGCGACGAGGGCACCGATGACCTGCAGGAGGAGCGCGCGGACCAGATCGCTGCACGCCGGCTCATCCGCCCGAGCCGCATTGAGATGCTGAGCGAGAGCGACCCCGGCATGGTCGCCCTCGAGCTGCGAGTGACCGAAAAGATCATGCGCGTCTACATGCGGATGCTCCGACAAGGCCGGATTAGACCGCGTGGCTAGGCCGCCTATGCCGGTCGGCACCTGGGGGAGCATCAACCGGGTGCAGCTCGGCCCCGGCCAGTGGGTCGCCCGGGCGCGCTTCCGCGATTACGACGGCGTGACGCGCCTCGTCGAACGCGGGGGCGCGTCGGGGCAGAAGGCCGAGAACGCGCTCAAGGAGGCGCTGCGCGATCGCGCGCGGCTCCCCGCCGAAGACCTCACGCCCGAGACTCGTCTCAGCCGGGTCGCCGAGGAATGGACGAAGGAGCTCGACCGCCGCGATGTCAGCGACGGCACGAAGGATCTGTACAAGCGGAACCTGAAGCACATCGCCCGTGGCATGGGCGGGTTGCAGATGCGCGAGGTGACCGTGCCCGCCGTCGACCGCTTCCTCGAAGCGCTCATGGTGAACAGCGGGCCCGAGACCGCGCGGCTGTGCCGAGTCGTCCTGCGCGGCATCTGCGGCCTCGCCGTGCGCAAGGGAGCGATGCCCCTCAACCCCGTCCGCGACGCCGTCGCCATCCCGCGCAAGGCCACCGAGGCGCAGACGCTCGACGTCGCCGAGGTCGTGCGCGCGCGGGCGCGGCTCGCCAAATGGGACGCGCGCCTCACGAACGGGGGAGCGCTGCGCCGAACCGACATTGCCGACCCCGTCGACATGATCCTCGGCACCGGCCTCCGTACGGGGGAGGTGTTCGCGCTCCGCTGGGACGAGGACGTGCACCTCGTCGACATCCCGTACATCGAGGTCACCGGCACGGTGAAAGAGATCAAGGGGAAGGGGCTCTACCGCCAGAACTACGCGAAGACAGACATGTCGCATCGCCGGCTGATCCTGCCGCCGTTCGTCGTCGAGGCGCTCCGCGCGCGCACGCGCGACAGCGAGTACGTCTTCGCGTCGGTGACCGGCACGCTCCGCAGCCCCAACAACTTCCGGACGCAGTGGCGTAAGTTCCGCGAGGCGCACGGCTACGAGGCGTGGGTGACGCCGAAGACGTTCCGCAAGGCGGTGGCGACCCTCGTCGCGACCCGGGCCGACGACGAGACCGCGGCGGGCCAGCTCGGACACGAGTCGCCGAAGATCACGAAGCGGCACTACATCCGGCGCCTGCACGAGGGCCCGGACGTGCGCGCCATCCTGGAGCTGTTCGCGTCCTAGATCCATCGCTTACCCATCGTTTTCGTTGGGAAGCCGAGGTAAATCGAGGGAAGAGGCGGGAGGGCAGGTCCGCCAGAAACGCCAGGTCAGGGGGAGTTCTGGTAACGCAGAGTAAGGGAAGTCGCCCAAACGGGGGTTGCAGGTTCAAGTCCTGTAGCCGGCACCCCGTCCATCCCCTGCGCGGGATCGCTCAGATGACGTCGAAGGGCGTGTCGTCGTCGTCGTAGTTCATCGACGGCGGCGCCCAGGCGGCCTGTTGCGCATCCGCCGTGTCCTCCTGCAGATGAACCGTCACGACGGAGATGGTGACCGAGGTGGCGGGGGTGACGAGAATGCTCAGCTTGCTGCCGTCATCGGTGGTCACCGTCAGGAAGCCTCCACCGGCGTGGACGGCGGCGAGGACCTGACGGCGCAGGTCGTCCGCGTGCTCGAGGGGCGCGAGCGCGTGCGAGACGCCGTCGACGGCGATCCGCAATCGTTCGATGCTCTGTCCCATGACACGCACGGTAGGCGCGTTCCATCGATGCCGGACGGGGGTTGCCGGAACGGGGGAGCGCGAGGCACACTGCGGGGCGTCAACCCCCGACGGAGTTTCGTCATAACGAACGCCGGAAACGTAAGCTCGGCCCGTGACCGACGCCGACATCGAAGACTCCCCGCCGCGGCGCTCGCGCGAGCAACTGCAGGTTTGGGTGGACGAGTTCGAAGAGAACGAGCACTGCATCGCGGGCAGCATCTCCGTGGCGCCCCAGGAGGACGACGGGGGAGAGGACACCGGGCTGGTGATCCTGCGCCTTCGGTACGCATCGTCCTCGGTCTACATGAAGCCGCGCGGCTGGGACGACCCGCTGTGGGAGATGACGATCACCCCGCAGCCCCGGGAACTCGGGTTGTCCGTGCACGAGATCGCCAGTCTCGCCGCCGAACTCGTCGTGGCGAGCAACCTCTGCACGTTTCTGCAGTGGAAGTCGCTCGAGTGGGACCGCGAGAGCGGCCAGCGAGGATCCTCCGCAGGCGCGGCGCCCTCGAGCCCCCGCTGACGTCCTCGCGGACTCAGCCTCCGTGCGCGGCGGTCCACTCGCGGAACGGCGAGGTCGAATCGTCGACCGGGATCTGCTCCGAGGGCAGGGCGCGTTCCTCCACCGGTTTGGCGTACTCGTCGTAGAAGGTGGCCAGGCTCATGAGTCTGTTGCCGTCTTCGTAGTGCCCGCCTTCTTCTTCTCGCGTCACGGCGTACACGAGACGATCGGGTTGCGCGTAGTACACGGCGCCGAGGCACATGGGGCACGGGTAGGCGGTGACGAACATGTCATAGCCCGTCAGGTCGGAGATGCCCTTCTCCGCCGCGGCGCGGATGGCGCGGATCTCGGCGTGCGCCGTCGGATCGCCCTCCTGCGAGACGTGGTTGACCGCCTCGACGATGATCTCGCCGTCTTTCACGATGAGGCAGGCGAAGGGCTTTCCCCCGTTCCGGACGTTCTCCCTGGCGCGGGAGATGGTCAGGGCGGAGAGCTCGGCGTCGTTCATGGCCTCACCGTAGGCGTTCAGCCCGACGCGGATCGGCCCTTGCCCTTCCCACGGTCGGCGTGCCAGGCGTTCACGACAGGGCCCGCGCCAGAGCGACGAGGAACACCGCCGCCGCGACGATCATGGCCAGGCCCGCCAGGAGAGCGCCGGCGATGGCGAGGGCGCGAAGGGGCCCCCTGCGGCGGCTTCCGTCCAGGGCGAACAGGAGGGTGCAGACCGAGACCACCAGGACGAGAAGATCGCCGATCAGTCCGGGCGGTGCCCAGACCGAGGTCGCCATCGCGACGACCCCCGCGCCCAGCGCGGCGAGGTGCCACGCGTGGTTGCGTGCGGGACGGGAGTCCTCGGGCACGACTCAGCGCATCCGCACGCGCAGCCACCGCACACCGTGAGGCGCGAGGGTGATTCCGGCACCCAGCCACACGGGCTGCGACGACACCAGGTCGAGCGCCTCCGGGACCAGTCCCGACAGGGTCAGGGCGTCGACCTCGACCGCCGAGTCGGCGACGTTCGCCAGCACCAGGACCGAGAATTCGCGACCCGGGCGGAGGAAGGAGACGACGGATGCCACGTTCGCACCGAACGAGATCAGTTCGTTGCCCGCGAGTTCCGGCGTCGACCGGCGGACCTCGGTGAGGCGCGAGAGCCGAGAGAAGACGCGACCGGCCGGGGTGCCGGCATCCGTTCGATCCTCGTAGTTCCTCCCGGGGCGGAAGGGGCGGTTGACCCACCGGCTGTCGTCGGCCTCGTCCGCTCGTTCGGTGTAGGTGTAGTCGTTCAGCTGGGCGACCTCGTCACCGAGGTAGAGCAGGGGGATGCCCCCTGTCGAGAGCGCGAGGGCGTGGGCGAGCACGACCCGGTCTTCGCCCCCGGC